TCTCAATGACCGGTGAAAAGGCATTCGTATTGGTCGCGGTGATGTAAATAACTACTCCGTCTGCCGTCATCTCAGCCGCTGTTAAATCAAGATAGAACGTTCCGGGTATTCCACTTTCCACGGGGGCATTAACGGTTGACGCGCTTGCGCCGTCGTCTTTGGAAATAACCGCCGCAAGCCCTGTTAGCCCTCCGGTAATCGGAAGTCCAGTTGACGCATTGTAAACAGCACCCCGCGCTCTGAATGCTTGCCCATATACAGGAAATGCTGTTGAGTTGATTGCTGACATGATTACTTCAACGGAGGGTATCGCCTATTGACTAACGAGTTAAGAGTACCGAAAATAGCGGGATTTGCATTTATTCCGAAAAATGTTAGAGCCACGCCGTACCACGTATTTGTGTTGGAATGAAGATCGGTGACCGTTCCTCCCGCTGTTCCGGTTGAAGATACCGTCTTGTTAGCGATTAAGATTCCTGATGATACCGTGGCAGTTCCTACGGGAATGGGTGAACCGCTAGTCCACGACCAACCGAGATCTGTGTATTTTGCTGGATTGCCACTTGATAACGTGTAACCATTTGAAGGTGATTCGCCGCCGGGATCGCCGCCGGTCGAAGGATTATAGTAAACCCAAGCGTTTGCCAAAAATTCGTTGTTGGCGGTAGTTGTAGAAGTTGAGCCAGTCGAGTAAACGAAACCCGATCCTGTTGAATGCGACGTCTGGTCAAGCATGTTGGACGATAGCCCGGACACTTCTTGTATGACCGTCGAAAATGCGTTGCCCGATATAGGAAACTGCAACGTGATCGAAGTAGCAGGAGATCCCGGCACAATCCCTGAGAACACGGCTACATTTGCGTTGATTGTTCCGTTGGAAAAGCTAAGGGTAAGAGGCGATCCTGTGTAAGTGCAAACGTTGGGATTCACTGGGTTAAACGTGCCCACGTAAACGATTAGGTAATTGCCTGGGGTTGGAGTGAACGACAAGTTGAGTGTCCAGCTTCCATGAGAACCATAAAAGCCGGTCCCGTTTCCAGAACCGGCATATTGGGTGTTTACGATCATTGAGGGTCAGAGAAGAAGCCTTCCCACTGCAATCGAACGTTAGATCCACCGGCAACGTTTAGAATTGCCGCCTGGACGCCCTGATTGATGGTCGCAACGTTGAGTTGACTGGCAATTGAAAAGTCAATTGAGCCAAACAGTTGAGGATTCGTCGTAACCACAAAGGTCGTACCGCTTGGAAGAGCCGTACCAAACGTTGCAGTCAATGACGTTGCCGTAGAACCCGTGATCGGTGCATACTGCCCTGCCTGAGTGCCACTGACCGCCACGAGGTAGTAGCCGCTCGTTGCAATCAAGGTTGTTGGGAAAGTCCCGTTTGAGATCGGATAGGTAGCAGTGGATACCGCGCCTGTCGTCACCCAATAAGGGAACGACACGACACTAGTGCTATCCAAAGCCGTCGCAAGTGATCCACCGACAGGGGTAACCGTCGTAGTCGTGTTGGCTGAGACAACGAACGTCTGACCAACACCCGTACCGCCAACTACCTGACCAATTGTTCCTTTAACGCTATTTGAGCCGCTAAAGGTTGATGCGGGAAAGGTCATTACGCCCGTTCCAGCCGCGTAAGAACTTACCGTTGGAGTGAGGGCAATAACTGTCTGATTTGCAGGGAATGCAAGTTGAGCGTAGGCTTGCAATGCTTGCACCGTGAAGATAGCAAGGGGGACGCCAAGCGTATCTTCAATCACAATTCCTGCGAGCGCCGTCGTTGTCGTTGCGGTCCAAGCCGTTGCACCGTTTACCGACGCTCTGAGATTTTGAAGATAGGCCGCGCAACCGCCTGGACACGTTTGGGCATTATCAAGCACCAAAGCCGCCGATTGAGTGGAACTAATGTCCGCAATGTTCGTTGTGTACAGGGTTGTACCAGTGATGCCGTCGAATCCACCACTTAACGGTGAGTTATCGTTACCGGTCGTTTCAAGGATCTGGATTCGTCCGCGTGGGGTTTTGGGCTGGAATGTCTTGGTTGTCTTTAATACTAGTGTGCTTTCGCCTGGCATTTTATTTACCTCTTAGAAAGGGGGCCGTAGCCCCCTAATAATTATCGACCCGCCGTTGCCCAGGTGCCATGCCAATCTTCCCATCCAAAGATATAAGATTCACGGCAAACCCACTTAAAGGTCATTGCGGAGTCCATCGCCAACTGATCGACCTTGTAAGGCAGTTGGTTAAGGCAAAACAGCTTATGAAAAGCTGAGTCCTTCATTCGGAGGAACCAAGCCGTTGCCGAGGTGTAGTAGTCATTGACCGCTACCTCAATTCGACGACGAATCCAGTCGTTGGTATCGTTGTTATTGGTGCCCTGGAGATTGACAGAGTTCACAACACGGTTTGCCACGCCCTCAAGTTCCGGTGGAACCTTCAAAAGAAGGTTGCCCGTGAGCATCATAGGCTGACCGGTAGGCGATTTCTGACGACGAATCTCGTACATCGCTTGCTCAAGAGCCAAAGGACCGAAAGCAAGATTAAGCGGAGTTGTCGTACCAGGGACAACCGGAATGTTTGCACCGGTTAAACCGCCCATGCTGTGAGTTGCGGAATACAACGGTTCGTTGTTCATTCCGTAGGTGAGCGACGTGAAGCCAAGATTGTCAAGGTTCGCGCCAGCCTGATTGCGAGCGTTCATGAACGCCTGTGCAAACTGATCCTGTTTGGAAATGATGTCCTTGTACTGGTTGGTGAAATCAAACAGTTCTGAATACCGGATCATCTTCGTGTAGAGGATCGGGTAGAAGTTCTGAATGAAGAGCGGTGTCCAGTCGTCCTCAACTGCCTCATCTCCTTCAGGAGTTTGAGCGGCTGGGCTGAGCGGCTTTAGCTGCTTGTATTGCTCAAAAGCCTGAGTGGTGTACCGGATCTTTCCAACAACGTCCTTGTACTGAGGGTCGATTTTTTCAGCCTCAATGAAGAACAAATCGTTAATGTTCTTACGGGCGATACTTAGGGAGTCAACGAGCATTGCCATGAGTTAATACCTACCTTGCACCTGTCACGAGGCTATTTGGTGCAATGACCACAGCCCACACATTCCCGTAATTCACGACATAGTTCGTGCCGCTTGACGGCCAAGAAGCATAGTCGTTTGGACCGCCATAAAGGTCGGTGATACGGAAAAAAATGTTACTTGCCGCCGATGCAACCGGGTAGCCGGTGATCGGGGCAACGGTTGCGCCTGAAACCGTGGCGTCGGTGTAAAAATCGAGCCACAACGCAGGGAAACCGGTTGCAGTCTTAACCGCGCCAAAGGACTGACCAATCAATGTGTTTGCAACGGTTGTACCCGGTGTAACATTGATTGAAGCGGCATACCCTGGGATGCAGAACTCTACATCTTCAAGAGCGAGCGCGACCGGTACGTAAGCCTGAATGGTGCCAAGGGTGGAATCAAGCGCGGGGGCCATCGCTTGACCAAGGATCATGTTTCCGGTGTAACCGGCAGCGGACCCTAGAGCCGACGCGGTGGTTTTGGAGAAGGTGTACGTTCCTGCCGCCGCGCCGGTATTAACTGAGTCAACCGCAATGAGGATGAGTTGACCGCTTGAATTGAGTGTTACGAAGTCGCCCGCGACGAACGTTTGACCGCTCGCGACGGGGTACGAAGCCATTTTGTAAGATCCACCTGGGGACCGAATGCCTTGTGCGCGTAAGTTTGCCACTGTTTAAGTTTCCTCTTAAGTGTGCAAGCCCTCGCCTACGAGCTAACACTATTTAGTTTTGCGAGAATCTAGTCAGATAATATAGCATGTTTACCACGCTTGAACGATTCTTCTTCTTCTTGAATATCGCCATGTGGCCCAATCTTCTTGCTCATGATCTTTTCGCGTCGTTCGGCTTCCTGAACATCAGCCTTTTGAGATGCATCAAAATCAGCCTTTGAACACGAAATGATGACCATTTGCCGCGAACCGGTTTCTTTGGAATCTTGGGACTCCTGCCGGTACATGGCTTGACTTGGGTCCGTTATAGATGGTTTGTCCATGAACCCTTCAAGTGGTGATTCGTACTGAAGGGCGGCAACGTCTCTTTGCACCTTGAGGTAATGACGATCTGGAAGAAATTCAACGCCGCCCACTCGTGGATTGCGCGTCGAACTATCGGTTGTTTTGCTGACTGCCATTACTTGTTCTCCTGGTCGTAAAGTCGCTTGTATTCTGCGGCACTGACTGCGGGTAAGCCGATACGCTTGCGCTCTGCGTTGACTTGGTCAAAGATTCTGATTCGCGCCGGTTCGGACGCGGTTGGTTCTGGGGTTAGCCTGGAACGTTTTGTTTCTGCCGCTTCTTTGTGTTCGCGGTCCACGTCACGGGCTACCCGGCGAAGGACAGACTTAGCAGCTTCGTTAAGTTGCGACGGGTCGCCCCCTTCAAGTAGTTTTCGTACTTCCGCTTTAGCCTCTGGTCCGAACCCTTCAGCAATCTCGTTTACGATGCGATCCGTGGCAAGCGGCATTACCTGAGTCTTGTAGCGGGCCTCGACTTCTTGAGTTACCTCTTGTCTGATCGTAGCGGCAATATCCCGCAAAGCTCCTGCCGCGTCTCCATTGAAAATGCGTTGCTCTGCAATTTCAAACACGTTTGGCGGTTGGGTGGGTGCCTGTTGCTGGGGCTGTTGGTATTGTTGGTACTGAGGCGTGAACTGCGTTCTGCGATACTCCTCAAGTGCTTCTCTTCGTGCTTCCGATCGAATGGCTTCCACGTCTACGGTGGGCGGTGTTTCTACCACCGGTTCTGCTGGTGGTGTTTCGACGATATCGCCACCGGTGAAATCCGGGGCTACGTCAATTTCTTCTACTGTGTCGGTTGGCATAACTGTTTCTGATGCTCCTTTAATTTAGTCATTATATCGTCAGTTGTTTCGATTTCCTCAATGAATGCTATTAGCCCCTGGTCCCTGGATGCCAGGTGGGGGGACTGGTACAGGTCCGTGCGCGATAATCGGCGTAGCGTCAATTCCTTGCGGTGTTGGAGGTAAGACAAGAGAAGCGCCCCCTCCCCCCGGCTGAGGAATACCCGGATTTGGTCCAGGTCCGCTAACTTGGCTTGATTGCTGTGCTTGTTGCTGGGCCGCATTTTGTTGCATCTGCTCCTTAGAAATCTGAATGTTTGTCGCGTTGGCGAGCGGGCTATCTGCGATCAATGCCGACGTCAGCGCATGGACATCTATACCGGTCGCCGGGTTTGCCGCCATTTGCATAAACAATTGCCCCGCTTGCAATTTGGCTTGCGGAGTGTTGCCAGGACTCTTGCCGGTTGGTTCCCAAACGACGGGAGCCGCGATTTGCTCTTTAGTTAATGCAAGTTGCTTCATTGTCTTTTCTATAGAATTCCAAGTACTCACTTCCGCGACCATGACGGTCTAGTGCAACCATTGACCGGCTGACTGTTTCAATAAGTTGTTCAATCTCAAGGTTGCGTTGACTTAATGACGGATCGTCACTGCTTCTCAAGCACGGGAAAATGTGAAGCAACTCATGAACTAACGTTACCTCTTGGTCATCATCGTCACCAAAAATTCCCGGTTCTACATCCTCTGGCCGTGGCAATCGAATCCATGCCGCCCTGTGGTGGTCGAAATGGTTGAGCCCACCTATTGCCCTTG